CGCGACTCAAGACGTTCACGGTCGACGCCTTGTGGCGCAACATGGGCCTGGACTCCGCGCAGACGGCACCGCGTCAGCACGCGGCGACGCACATCGAGTCCGCTCCTGAGGCTCCCGCCGCTGCTCCTGTGGCCGCCGCTGCGTCGGCTCCGGCTGTCCGCGACTGGCTCGCCGAGGTCCCCGCCGCAACCGACACCGCGACGCTCCGCCGGATCTACGCGGAGGGGAAGGCCGCTGGAGCACCGCCCGCGGTCGCGTCAGCGATCACGACGCGAGCAGAGGCCCTCGCGCAGGAGGAGCCGCTCCCTGCGGCCCCGCCGCCGACTGATCCTGAGGCGGACCAGCGTTGGCTCGACGGGCAGGCAGCGTGACCGTCCCAGGAGCCCTGCCCACTCAGCAGGAGGTCGTCCTGCGCCTCTCCGAACTGTCCCGCCTCCTCGAAGCGAAGACGACGGAGATCGCACGGCTCGACGACGCGGAGCAGCGGGCGAAGGCAGCGCACAAGGTTGCCTTCGCCCGCGTGTTCCTCAACACGGTCGGCCCGGTGGACGTGCGCAAGCAGACCGCGGTCCGCGAGACGGCTGAGCTTGAACTCGCCTTCGACCTTGCCGCGGTGCAGACGCGTGCGGCACGTGAGGCGATCCGAACGATCAGAGACCAGCTCGACGTCGGCCGCTCCCTCGGGGCTGCGGCACGCGCCGAGTTCCAAGCAACCGGTTGGGGGCAGAGCACGTGAGTGGACCGACGAGGAAGACCCGCATGGCCGCGCTCAAGCGTGATGACGGACGGTGCGTGCGCTGCGGCGCGATCGTCGCCGACCCGGACTCCGGAGCGCCCCTGATCGACTGGTCACTGCAACATCGACGTGCTCGGGGCATGGGGGGCTCGAAGGACCCGGCCACGAACTCGCTCGAGAACTTGATTCTTCTGTGCGGAACCGGCACCACGGGCTGTCACGGCGACGTCGAGTCGAACCGTGAGGCCGGACGACGCTTCGGCTACGCGGTCCCCCAGTGGCGCGACCCCGCCGTCATGCCCGTCATGCACTGGCAGCTCGGCTGGGCGTGGCCCACTCCGGACGGCGCGTGGATCCCTGCCCTGTCCGGCTGGGAGCCGGACGGACAGCCGCACTGGATCACCCCGACCTACGCGAAGGATCTCGCTCTCTCCCGAGGCATCTCGATCGACCCGCTGGATCCGCGGTTCGTGCGCCTGTGCACGGACCTGACGGACGCGGTCCTCGAGATCAGGGGCGTGACGGCATGAAGCGCGGCACTCCCCTGACTCTGGCTGCTGGCCTGCTGCTGGTCGCGGTCGGGCTCCTGGTGATGTGGACGTCCCCGCTCGCGTCTGGTGGGCAGCTGATCGGCGGTCCGCTGATCGCCCTGTCGGGCATGGGCGTGATCCTGCGCGTCATGCACGTCGCTGGGGCGCGCTGGTGACCGCCTGCTGCCCGCGGTGCGGGATTCCTGTCAGTGAGCGGGGCCGCGCGTGTCGCGACTGCCGCTCGGTCGATCCAGCGTTCTTCCGCTGATCCCATCTCTCTCTGCGACCCCCGAGCCTGTCTGGGCCGGGGGTCTTGTCGTGAAAGGAGCCCGACGTGGCTCTCAAGATCGGAGCGCTATTCGCCGGGTATGGCGGTCTCGACCTGGCCGTTGAGTCCGTGCTCGACGCCGAGGTTGCGTGGCTGTCGGAGTTCGACGATGGCCCGTCGCGCATCCTCGCTCACCGCTACCCGCATGCGCCGAACCTCGGCGACGTGACCAGGATCAAGTGGGCACCAGACTGCCCGGCGTGCGGTAGTGGCATGGCCGTGTACCGGCCACGCGGTGCGGAGTCCGGGCCGGGCGTCTTCTACTACTGCTCACCTTGCGAGCGACGCTGGGACATATCGGTCCGGCACGACGCCTCGGACGCGCACCTCATCCCCGAGCCGGTCGACGTCATCACGGGCGGCTCACCCTGCCAAGACCTGTCCCACGCTGGCAAGCGCGCGGGCATGAAGTACGGCACGCGCTCCGGCCTGTGGGCCGCCATGTGCGACGCCGTCGAGACCATCCGACCCCAGCTCGTGCTGTGGGAGAACGTGAGAGGAGCACTCAGTGCAGAAGCGACCGCTGGCGTCTTGGAATCCTGCGAGTTCTGTGTGGGAGACAGCGGAGAGCCACCTATGCGGGCACTCGGTCGTGTACTCGGAGACCTGGCCGAGTTCGGGTATGACGCGGCGTGGTACGGCCTACGCGCTGCCGACGTCGGCGCTCCCCACGGCAGGTGGCGCGTCTTCGTCCTCGCGTGGCCCGATGATGCTCCCGACGCCCACCGCGACGTACTCCGGCAACTCCCCGGAGCTGCACCTCTCGAAGAAGCCGGGCCGGAGGAAGGTCACGGATCTGCGCATCCTCGTCGAGGACGTGGGCCTGTAGCGCTGCTCCCGACGCCGGTCGTCAACGACATGGGGCGCGCGTACACGCCCGAGACGTGGGACGAGTGGACTGAGCGACTCAAGGCGTCGCACGGCAACGGCAACGGCCACGGGCCGAGCCTGCACGTCGAGGCCCTGCGGCTCCTCAAGACGCCGACCGCGCAGCTTGCGGTCAACGGCGGGGCGCAGCACCCCGACACGCGGCGAGCGGGAGGGCACGGCCCGACCCTCGCCGACGAGGTCGAGCACCTCCTCCCGACGCCGACGACGCAGCCCACGACCGGCAACGGGCACGCGCGCAACCTTGGCGAGGAAGCTCGACTCCTTCCGACGCCTCGCGCGACAGACGGCACGAAGGGCGGCCCGAACCAGCGCGGCTCGTCCGGCGACCTCATGCTCCCGTCTGCCGTGACGCTGCTGCCGACGCCCCGCGCAACACGGGGTGGGAGCGCCACCGAGATGACCTACAAGCTCGGCGGGGAACGGTCGAACGAAGAGCGGACGCAGGGCATAGCGCTCATGCCGACCCCGAGCGCTGCATCCCCCGACTCGCGCCGCGCGCGCGAGGACGGAACGACCTACTCGGCCGACGGGTACAAGCGCGAGCAGCTCGGCGACGTGCTCGCACAGGACCGCTTCGGCGACTACGCGCCTGCGATCGCCCGATGGGAGGCCGTCCTCGGCCGCCCCGCACCCGACCCCACCGAGCCGACCGGCCGGGACGGCGCTCACCGCCTCTCCGCCCGCTTCGTCGAGTTCATGATGGGCCTCCCCGACGACTGGGTCACCGACCCCGCCATCTGGCAGGACATGAAGCCATCGACCGCGCGGAACGCGCAACTCAAGGCGCTCGGGAACGGCGTCGTCCCACAGCAGGCAGCCGCAGCCCTGCGCTGGCTGCTCGACGTGCGCAAGCACTCCCTCGCAGGGGCCACGTGATGGACCTCCTTGACCTGCTCACCGAGCTCGACGGCGGGCACCGCATGAACGACTTCGGGCCGATCGCCTTCCCCGACGACCTCGCGCACTACCGGCACCTTGGCATCCGCGCCTACAGGTGCACGGTCTGCGACTACTACTGCGACAGCAAGAGCGCTGCTCGCTGGCACGAAGCCTCCAACCCGAGAAGGGAGCCCCGATGACTGGACGACCAGACGGTGGCGCGTGTGTCGGACAATTCTGGATGGCCGACGTCGAGGACAAGTCCGAGCGCCTCGCAGAGGCTCGCGCCGTCTGCCAATCCTGCCCCGTCCTCACAGACTGCCGGCCGTGGGCATTGACCACCGACGTCGGCGGGATCGTCGCAGGCCTCACCGAGACCGAACGCGCCGCATACCGCGCCCGTCACCGCATCACCGTGGAGCAGACGGCCATCGCCGACTACCTGCCCGCCCGCGAACTCACGCCGGAAGTCCTCGATGACCTCCCCGTGACGACCGACGGCAAGCTTCACTCCTCCGTGCTCGACGTGATCCTGCGCATGACCCGAGCGGGTCTGTCCGCTCAGGACATCGTCGACCGACTCCACCACCCCCAGGTCGACGCCCCCGAGACCGTCGACTACGTCCGCCGCACGTACATGAGAGGCCGCTCCTATGTCGAGACCTGAGATCCGCGTCGTGCCGATCGACTCGATCGCACCTGACCCCCTCAACCCGCGCTTCGACCTCGGTGACATCTCGACGCTCACCGAGGACATCAAGGCTGTGGGCATCCAGACTCCGCTCGAGGTCCGCCAGGGGTCTGCGGGACGCCCTGACGGTGCCTGCGCCGACTGTGGGCAGACCGTCCGCCGCGCGCCGTCTGGTGTGCTCGAGGAGCACGGCGACGACATTCCCTGCCCTGGAGGTTCTCTACTGCCGGGCGATGAGTGGTGGATCCTCGACGGGCACCGCCGTCACGCCGCTGCACGCGATGCGGGCCTGCGTGAAGTCCCCGTGATCGTCAAGGCCGAGGTGAGAACCCCCACGGACGTTCTGCTGTACATGATCCGATCCGCACACCACCGCCGGCCGCTCACCCCGCTCGAGGAAGCGAAGGCGTTCGAGCAGCTCGAGCTGTTCGGGCTGACCGCGACGCGGATCGCGCAGCAGACGCGGCAGCCCATCGGGCAGGTCAAGGCTCGCCGACGCCTGCTCACCCTCCCGGAGGCCGCGCAGAGCGACCTCAGGGCCGGCCGGATGACCCTCGACGACGCGCTCGCACTGCTCGACCTGCCACCTGAGCGTGCAGACGACGCACTGCGGTCGGTCGGCACGAAGACGTTCCGGCAGGAGGTCGCACGTCACGAGCTTGCAATGGTGTCGTCGGAGCCGACGCCCGCGCAGATCGCAGAACGCCTGCGGGACGACTTCCTCGCCCCGTTTCTGGATGGGTCGGTTCGACCAGCCGAGACACCCGCGCTCAAGACGGCGTGGGTCGAGGCTCTCGCGTTGGGTCTGCCGCCGCGGACGGCGAAGCGGTGGGCTCAGATGCTCGGCCTGTCGGAGCCGGTGGAGATCCCTCGCGTCGGCTTCGCGAGGGCGTTGACAGCCCTGGCGGTAGTCATCTCCGATGAGCGGTCGATCTACGACCTGCTCGCGGTGCTCGGGTATGAGCAGTCCCCTGTCGAGGTCGTGTGGCTGGAAGGTGCGTAGTGGCGCGCGATGATCGCACGTACATCACCGTGCACGACGGGATGCCCGAGCATCCCAAGGTCGAAGCACTGTCCGATCGTGCGTTCCGAGTGCTGATCGACCTGTGGTGCTGGTGCTCGAGGCAGCTGAACGACGGGGTGATCCCGGAGGCTGTGTGGCTCAAGCGGACCGGGTCGGCGAAGGTGCGCAAGGAGTTGCTGGCTGCGCTCGTGGACGTCGTGGATGGGCAGTACGTCATGCACGACTACCTCGAGCATCAGCGGTCGAGGGCTCAGGTGGAGGCGTTGAAGGCGAAGCGTGCTGAGGCTGGCAGGAAGGGTGGCCGCGCCCGAGCAGCGAACCAAGCAAGTGCCGAAGCAAGTGCCGAAGCAAGTGCTACAGCAAACGGCAAGCGCTCGGGGAGCAAAATCCAACCACCTACAGAGACAGATACAGATAACTCAGGAACTACGTTCCTGAGGACGTCCGACGGGCCGCCACGCGACGACGTCGAACGCGTCTGCCAGCACCTCGCAGACGCCATCGAGACCAACGGCTCCAAGCGCCCCCACGTCTCCGAACGATGGCGCACCGAAGCCCGCAGGCTCATCGACATCGACGGCCGAACGCCCGACCAGATCATCCGGGCGATCGACTGGTGCCAGTCCGACACGTTCTGGCGCGCCAACGTCCTGTCGATGCCGAAGCTGCGCGAGAAGTACGACCAGCTCCGCCTGGCCGCTGAGCGCGAGCAGGCCCAGGGCCGCTCAGCGGATCCCCGCGGTGACGCTCTACGTGCCGCGATGGAACGTGCTCGGGCACTCGACGAAGCCGAGGCGTCCGGATGCTTGGAGATCGGCGCATGAACCGCAGCGAAGTGACCGGCCTTCTGGCCTACCTCGACCGTCTCGGGCTCTTGGCTTTCAAGCCGGGCATGGAGGACGCGTGGTTCGACGTCGTGTCACACCTCTCGGCTGACGATGCGATGACAGCGGCTCGCCGCCTGGCCGCGCAGGGCCTCCCTGAGGGTCGGTTCGTCGTCCGCCCTGGTGACGTGATCGACGTGGTCGGGCAGATCCGTCGTGAGCGGATCCGTGCGGTCCTGGACGGTTCCCTGCCGTGCCCGCCACCGGAGATCGACCCGGACAACGTCACCGCGTACCAGGCGTGGCGGCGCTCGTTCATGCGGGCTCTCGGCGACGGGAAGCCGTTGCGGGACGCGGAGACGGTCGCCTGTGAGGCGGCTGGTATTGCCCCGGTCTTCCGGCCGGTGGAGGTTCACAGAGCGCCGGAGTTCCGGCAGATCGGAGCGAGCTGATGGTGAAGCTCTATACGCAGCCCGGGTGCATGCCATGCCTGGCGACGAAGCGGTCCCTGGACAACGCCGGGATCGTCTACGAGACGGTCGACGTCCGTGAGGATCCGGCCGCTGCGGAGGAGCTGCGGCGTCGCGACTTCCCGTCAACGCCGGCGGTCATCGCGACTGTCGGCGGCAGGGAGTACGCGTGGTCTGGGCACCGCCCGGACGACATCGCCGCTCTCGCGTTCCTGCTGATGGATGCAGCATGACCACGGTCATCGAGGCGGTCGTGGATGCCGTTGACGTGGACACGGGCGAGCCGATCCTCACGCACATCGTCAACTGCCCGCCGGACAAGGAGTCGACTGCCGCCTGGCTCACCGAGGCGCGGGTCTTCGGCCTTCCCGTGACTGCCCTGTGTGGGAAGACGTGGGTCCCTGAGCGGGATCCGAAGAGGTACCCCATCTGCACTGCCTGCACGGATGCTGCGGGCCTGATCATTTTCGAAGGAGCCTGAACATGGCTGGCGACACCATCATCACCGTCGTTGGGAACCTGACGGCCCCGCCCGAACTGCGATTCACCCCGTCGGGTGCCGCGGTCGCGAACTTCACCGTCGCGAGCACTCCCCGCACCTTCGACCGGCAGAAGAACGAGTTCGTCGATGCAGACACGCTCTTCATGCGGTGTTCCGCATGGCGTGAGCTCGCCGAGAACATCGCCGAGACGTTCCCCGACAAGGGCACCCGCGTCATCGTCCAGGGCCGCCTCGTGCAGCGTTCGTACGAGACCCGCGAGGGTGAGAAGCGCACCGTCGTCGAGCTGCAGGTCGACGAGATCGGCCCGTCGCTCAAGTACGCGTCGGCGAAGGTCACCCGAGCCCAGCGCTCGAACGGCAACGCGGGCGGGTTCAGCGGGGCTCCGGCTCAGGGTGACCCGTGGGCTGGCTCCGCGCTGGCCGGCGGGTTCTCCGACGAACCGCCGTTCTGACACCCGCAGCGCAAGCCTGGGGCCCTGTCACCGACCGGTGGCGGCGCCCCAGCCGTAGAGGACTGCCATGACACTGGCCGTGACGATTCCGCGCGAGCTCTGGATGTCCGCAAACCGACCGATCGCAAACCGCGGCATGAAGGCGCGGAAGGTGCGCTCGATTCAGGCGCTCACAAGGGCTGCCGCACGGACGCAGCGCCTTGAGCCCGTGTCGGGAGCAGTGGTCGCCGTGTGGACTGTGCGATACCCGAAGGGTGTGCGCATGGACAAGGGCGAGGCCACGAACGCGCTACCGGTCACGAAAGCGATGATGGATGCTCTGGTGCCCGAGTGGCTCGAAGACGACGGCCCGAAGTTCGTCGTCGAGGAGCGCTTCAGGCGAGGGCCCAACCTCCCCGTACCGGCGATCCACTGTGTATCGCTGGAGCTGACACCACGGTCGTCGCTCTTTGGCCCTTAGGACCAGAAGGACCTCAACAGGTCCCTCGCATTCGAAGGGGCTGCCTCTCTCTGAAACCGACCCTTTCGGGTACGGAAGAGCACGTCAATCCCGTACCGGTTGAGGAGAGCAACATGGTCCTGCTGCGGACGCTTTGGAAAGAGACCCGCCAAGGTTGCCGGAGCGGTCTCCGCGGCACTGGCGTAGTGCAGAAGCTGAGCCAAGACCGCGCGAATGCACGCGGCGGTCGTGTCGCTCTTCGCCTCAATGAGTTCGATCCCGGCCGCTGTCTCCACCTCGAGGTCGGTCACGCCCGCGGGAGTGCTTGTGCGCCAGAACCTGCTGTCGCCCAACGTCGCAGCGTAGGTGGCGACCAACAGGGCTTCGCCGCGTCTCACCACCCGCACGCTTCCTGTCGTCACTCGCGTTGACAGCGGCGTCCGGGATTGCTCGATGGCCAACCGATCAACTCGTGGCGTTCCGGCGAGCTCGGTTGCGAGCCGCTCATCAGCGTCCGCGTATGCCGTGTGGGAGCCTCCCTGCAGATCAAGGCGAAGCGTGTCTATGACCGCCTGAGCGCGACCCTCGGTGTACACCGACATCTGCTGAAAATGGTTGCTGGCCTTGTTCCCGAGCGGCTCGTTTACGACGGCATATGGAATGTCCACTTCCTCGAAGCTCGTCAAGCTATAGACGTGCCTGTACGCACCCTTTTCAGGGTGGACATTCCAGAGCGCTCTTGCGAAGTCCTCACTCTCGAAGCGATAGCCGACTGTCCCGATCGCCCAGACCCCGCCTTGTCCAGTGAACAGGACCGGGTCGCCCTCGGTAATCCGTTCGATCTTCTTCCGGTTGTGGTCATAGGTGCCCCAGAACCGCGCCGTGCCATCTGGATGACGAAGCGCGAGCTCGCCTAGTTGGTCGGGCCGCAGCGCGTACCTCGGATCCGAGAAGGAGACAGCGATCGCAAGTGAACGCTCAAGGTTCTCCCGGCCATCCTTGCGCCCTCGGGAGGGATGTACGAGCAGGTTCGGCACGGCTGGGACCTCGCAGGCGCTGTTGATGATCGGGGGACTGTCTTCCAGTGGCCTATCGACACCCTCCGCTAGCCACTTGACCACATGACCGAGGGCACCTCGGCGTTGGCGGCTTCTGCGTCATCCGCACTCTGGCTCGACAAGGACCTGCAGAGTCGGCTGTCATCCCGACCTTCGGGTCACTCTGCGCAAGAGGTCCGGGGCCACACGGCTTGCGGGAAGTGGGCGACCGCGCCTGGTCTCGCGTTCATCGAACACCGACATCGTCCCTGCCGCACATAGGTCAACGGTGAACACCAAAGAGATGCCCGCGAGCCACCACCGCGCGACGCCCTCTCCGGACGGTTCGCTCGCAACACCCGGTACGACGAGCTCCTCGCCGACAGAGATCCGCCCGCACGCCCCCGAATACGTCGGCCTCCGAGATGAGCTCGCCTCGGGCGGGCGCCGACACGTGCGCGTGCCCCCAGTCGCTGCTCGCCATGAGCGCCCGCACATATCCAGAGTGGGGCCGGCCGGCCCCACCAGAACTGAGAGGTGAGTCACCATGACCTACTACAGACGCCCCCGCGGAGTTCCGAGGAGCGGCCGCTATGTCATCCCACGAGCTGAGCCCCACGTGACGCTCGTGCCCGAGGATCCCCCGCGGTCCGACGTCGACATCGAGGAGCCGCAACTCCCACACGTACTGATCGCCACCGACCCGTCCACGCTCGCCGCGCAGCCAGTCGCGTCCGACGCCACCGTCGGGAGGCTGAGCGAGTGGGGCGTTGACGAGGGCGACGTCGTCGCGATGCGCGAGGCTGCCGTCGAGGCTGTCGCATGGAAGCTGCTCGACCGTACGAGCGATCTGGCCGACCGATGGCCCGGCGATGAGATGTGGCGCGCCGCGATCGCTGACGCGCGTACTGCGCTCCCGCACCTAACCGCGCAGCCCGCCCCGGAGGCGAGCCACGAGGACGTGGCGGCCGTGCTGCGCCCTCACGTTCTCGCGCGGAGGGATGGGCTGTTCGACATGGTCAGGGTCGTCTGCACCTGCCGGAACTGGGTCGCCTCATCCACCGACGACGACGGCGTCTGGACCGAGTTCGCCGCACATCAGGCCGACGCCCTCCGCGCCCGCTTCGTCATCACCGAGAGGGGTGACCGATGAGCGAGCTCGACCTTGCCCCTGCGCACGACCCGGAGACGCGCCGCGCGGCGTTCACCGAGCGGCAGATGCTCGACATGCTGCACGCCCGCTACTCGTTCGTGCGCCCCTACACCGACACCCGCCGGTACGCGGTCGCAGAGCACGTCTCAAACATCGGCGGCGTGGTCTACGCTCCCGGCGGCTACGTCGCCGAGCGCATCGCGGACTTCATCGCTCAGGACACCCAGGTCGAAGCGCTCATGCCGTCCGGCCGCACTGCCCGGCCTCAGCGCTTCGTCCGCGGCTCGGACCTGTCAACCGAGCGCGGCGAGCGACGTCAGGTGCTCCACGGCCACGAGGTGAAGGTCTCCCGCTCCGACTGGCTCGCCGAGCTCCGCGACCCGACGAAGGCGGACGCATGGCGGCGCTACTGCGACAGGTGGTGGCTCGTCGCCCCGCGCGACGTCGTCCGCGATGACCTGCCAGTCGGGTGGGGGCACCTCGCCCCGGACTCGCAGGGACGCCTCCGCGTGGTCGTCCAGGCCCCGCTCCTCACGCCCGAGCCGATGCCCGTCCATGTGCGCGCCCAGGTGATGCGCGCTGTCGCCAAGACCGCCACCCGCACCGCTCCGAAGGAGACCGACCGATGAGCGCCCCACCACCCACCTTCACCGAGCGTCAGGCCGCCGCATGGCCGGAGGCCGTCGCCGAGGCGCAGCGGTACGTCGACTCGTCGACGATCCCCGAGGCGCTGCACGACTGGACTGTGAAGTGGGCCGACGAGGTCCGACCCGGACGCGGGCGTGCGTTCAATGGCCTGTGGCTCGACGGCGAGTACGTCGCGCAGGTCCGCATGGACGTATACGGCTACCCGTCCGTCAGTGTCGCCAGCACGGAGTGGCTGCACTCGTCCGACGACGAGGAGTGCCCCTGCCAGCCCTGCCGCGCCGAACGCGAAGAGGAGGCCCCCGATGCCTGACCCCCTGACCCCTGACGAGCGCGCCGCGATCCGGGCGCGCACCGACGCTGCGACCCCCGGGCCGTACCGCGTCACGGAGATCGACGGAGAGCCCCACGTCTGTGTCGGTATTCTCGCCCACGAGATCGACCGCGCCCTCACCTCCAAGGGGCTCGCGCAGGCTTTCCGCGACGCCGAGTTCATGGCCGCTGCTCGCACGGACGTGCCCCGCCTGCTCGACGCCCTCGAAGCCGCCGAGGACGAGGTGGCGCGCACACGCGAGGCCGCACGGACTCTCGGCGGCATCGTCGATCAGCAGTGCCGCGACATCGCCAAGATCGCGCGTTCCGAGCACCTCGCTACCGAGGACGGCGACGCGGACTGGGGGGTGATCTGGGAGCAGGCGTACGAGATCGCAGACCGCGCCGAGAAGGCCGAGGCCGAGCGAGACGAGGCGCGTGCCGAGGTGGCGCGGCTGCGTGAGCAGATCGACGTAGACCGCGCTATGCACGAGGCATACCGCCCCGAGGTCGTCGCCGAGGTCGCCGTCCACCTGGGCGACGACACCGACTGGGACGCGATCGCCGCATGGTGCGGCGGCACCATCGGCAGCACGCAGGACCCGTCCGGGGAGTACACGCCGGGCCTCACGATCCCCGGCGTCGGCGAGGCATGCGAGGGAATGTGGATCGTGCAGCGCCACGACCTGACGTTCGCGATCCGCGCCGAGCTCACCGGCCCGAGCGCCGAGTCTGTCGCCCGACTCACGGACACCGAGGGCACCGGCACCGAGCGCCTGCCCACCCTGCCCGACCGGGAGACGGTGGCGCGGGCGCTCTATGGGCGCATGAGGACGACGACGCCGGAGGGCAGCGGTTCCCAGAATGGGACGCCGAGGCTCGCTACGCCGAGCCGTGGCTCGGGGACGCCGACGCCGTGCTCGCGCTGCTGCCCGGCAGGTCGGAGGCCGTCGTGAAGGCCGAGGCGCTGCGGGAGTGGGTCGAGGAGGTGACGGACGATCTGGCATGGACCAAGGCCGCTGGCATCGGCCTGGGGAGCGACTACCTGCACGGGATGCGATCTGCGCTGATGCAGGCGACCGAGCGCGCCGACCGCATCGAGGGAGGTGCTGGCCGTGGGTAACGACCGCTCCCACCCCCACTGCTGGACGGGGACACGCTACGAGCACATCTGCCACCGCCCGTCCGGGCGCGCGTGCGTCTTGGGCTGCGGCCGACCCGCAGGGACGCCCTGGGGTCCGTACTGGTGCCCAGAGTGCGACGTGGTGCGGCTCGATCGCATCAGCGCATCGCTCGAAGCGATGGCTGCCACGCGACGCACCTTGGGGAGCAGTCACACGAGGTAGGTGGCGAAGAAGGGCCCCGCCTCCCCTTCCATCCACTCGATGTCGACGCTCACGAGCGAGCGCCCGGGGAGGCTGAACGGGACGCGAAAAGGCAACCCCTCGAGTGGCCCTATAGCTACCGGCATCGCCACCTGCACCTTCACCGCCCCCTGCTTGCTGCTCCTGAAACTCAGCACGTTAGCGGTAGTGTCTGTCGATAGGTTCAGGAGCATCGGACCGTGCTTTTCAGTCACCGGGCGCCAATTGACCCGGCGCTCCGGGGGCCTGCCGTCCTCGCGCAGCTCGACCTTCCGGGAGCCCTTCATGCCGCCCCGGCCGACACCAGTGTTGGCGCGGGCGTTCTCGACACTCTTCACCTCCTCCAGCCCGTCCCTGTTGGATCTTCCCTGGAAGAACGCGACTACCGCGAAGAGCGTCGCGATGAGGCCGCCAACGGCGCTAATCCAGTTCGGGATGGCCTCACCCCACACGCTTATCCCACCTGCCCAGATGTCGACGTCGTCTCGCACCATGCCTCCTGTTTGTGGAGCGCCTGTGCGCTCGACGAGGTCGAGCCTCCCACCCCTGAGAGTTGCTGTCACGCAGGGGCGACCCCACTCGGCGGTCCTGGAACCGCATGTTGGCTTCCGACAGGACGTCGGCCCAGATACCTTGAATCGCGCCGCGACGCCGATAGGCTCGCCGCGACACAGGGACCAACGATCAAGGGGACACAGTGGACATCGCGGACAGGCTCGCATCACTCGCAGCCAAGATCGAGCAACAGAAGCCCTCCATCCAGACGGAGGAGGCGACGAAGAACGCGTTCATCATGCCGTTCATCTCCCTCGTCCTCGGCTACGACGTCTTCAATCCCCAGGAAGTCGTCCCGGAGTTCACTGCCGACGTGGGCACGAAGAAGGGCGAGAAGATCGACTACGCCATCGTCAAGGACGGCGAAGTCCAGATCCTGATCGAGACTAAGACTGTCGGCAGCCCACTCGGCATCAACCACGCTTCACAGCTCTTCCGGTACTTCGCAACCACCAACGCCCGCATCGCGATCCTCACCAACGGCGAGCAGTTCCACTTCTTCACCGACCTCGACCGGCCGAACCGCATGGACGACAAGCCGTTCCTCCAGCTGGACATGTCCGACCTGGACGAGACGCTGGTCCCCGAGGTGCAGAAGCTCACGAAGGACTCGTTCGACCTCGACTCCGTCGTCAACGCCGCCGAGGAGCTGAAGTACATCGGCGCGCTCAAACGAGCCCTATCCGGACAGTTCCGGGAGCCGGACGCCGACTGGATCAAGGCACTCACCACCCGCGTGTACGACGGCTCGTACACGCAGAAGGTCCGTGAGCAGTTCTCCACGCTCGTCCCGAAGGCGATGAACCAGTTCCTCGCGGACCAGGTCAACGACCGCATCAAGGCGGCCCTCGGCGGGCAGCGCTACCCCGACACCACTACAGCTCCGATGACCGGCACTGCCGCCGCAGAGCAGGCCGTTGACTCCGACGACACCAGGGACGACCGGGGCATCACGACGACCATCGAGGAACTCGAAGGGTTCCAGATCATCCGCGCCATCGCGTGCAGCGAAGTCCCGCCAGCCCGGATCGTCCACCGCGACACCAAGAGCTACATGGGCATCCTGCTCGACGACAACAACCGCAAGCCGCTCGCTCGCCTCCACTTCAACACGTCGCAGAAGTACCTCGGCCTGTTCGACGAGGCGAAGGTGGAGACACGACACCCGATCGACTCGCTCGACGAGATCTACGCGCACGCGGAGCACATCAGGAAGACAGCGCACTACTACGACTGACAGTGATTCACCCCAGAGAAGCCCTCGGCAGCAAGACGCCGAGGGCTTTTCTGTGCCCACTTCACACCCGTGACGACACGATGCCGACCGTGCGAGAGGACCACCACGTGCCAGACCCAGCACCCGAGCGCGCCCTCATCGGAGCGACGCTCAACCAGCACCGACCAGAAGCCCTCCGCGCCGTCCAACCCGAGGACTTCTACCTCCCCGCACACGAAACCATCTGGACCGCGATCCGCGACCTTGACGACGCAGGCACCCCCATTGACGCGGTAACGGTCGTCGACCGCCTCACCACCACCGGCGCTCTCGCATCCGTGGGTGGACTGCCAGCGATTGCCGAGCTCGTCACCGAAGGCAGCAACCCCGCCGCGGCCTCGTCGTACGCGCGGATCGTCGTCGAGAACGCCGCCCGACGCCGCCTCACCACCGCAGGCACCCGCATCGCTCAGATCGCCGAGTCCGGCGAAGGCAATGTCACCGACCTCGTCGGCATCGCCCTCGCAGAGATCGAAGCATCACACCGACCAACCGTTCCCCAGACCGCGACCCTCGCCGAGGACCTCCTCGCAGCGGTCCTCGACGACCTTGACCCAGAGGAGCTTGCGCCCGGCATCGCATGGCCCTACGCCGACGCTGCCCGCCTCCTGCACCCGATGCAGCCCGGCCAGCTCGTCATCGTGGGAGCACGACCACGCGTTGGAAAGTCGGTCACTCTCGTCGACCTCGCGCGTCACGCGGCGATCCACCAGGACAAGACTGTCGTCCTGCACTCCCTCGAGATGTCCGCCGTCGAACTCATGAAGCGGCTCCTCGCCGCCGAAGCCCGCGTGACGATGGACCGGATGATCTCCCGCGACCTGCGCGACGACGACTGGCATCGCATCACCGAAGCAGGACTGCGCCTGCGCGGAGCGCGCCTGCACATCGTCGATGACGGGGAGTCCACGCTCGCCGACCTGCGCGCATCCGTGAAGAAGCACAAGCCAGATCTGCTGCTCCTCGACTACGTCCAGATCGCCCAGGTCCCCAAGGCCGAGAACCGTCGCCTCTCGATCGAGGCGTACACGCAGGGCCTCAAGCGGCTCGCACAGACGGAGAACCTCACCATCGTCACCGCGGCGCAGCTCGCCCGACCAGAGAAGGGCCGCGCCACCGACAAAACCCCGACCCTCGAGGATCTTCGCGAGGCCGGCGGGCTCGAGCAGGATGCCGACACCGTCATCCTGCTGCACCGACCAGACGCCGCCGACCCGGAGCACGCCCGCGCCGGCGAGGTGGACCTCGTCGTGGCGAAGCAGCGCAACGGGCCCGGGGGCACCATCCACTTGGCGCACCAGATGCACTACTCCCGGATCGTCGACATGGCCCACCAATAACGTGACACGGAATCCACATTCAGTGACACGGAATTGACACCCCACCCCCAACGATCAGCGGGTGGCACGAACCCCCGAGGGCGCCCAGCCGCGCACGACCTTCCTCAACGTCCGCCTCACCGAAGACGGACGTCGCATGGTCGACCTCGCACGCGGACCCGACTCCGCCTCCACCTACGTGCGCCGCCTCATCGCCGAGGACTGCGAGCGCCGCCAGATCACCCTCGAGGAGCACCGATGAACCACTGCATCTGCGGCGCCCGCAAGACCCGCACCGGCCTGTGCACGCACTGCGACCTCCCGCCCGCCGACGGTGCTTGCCCTGTCGGCTGCGCCCGATGCCGCGAAGCCGAGACGCAGCGCACGTCATGATCCTCGCCGTCGTGTTCTACGCGCTCGTCACCCTCATGTGGGCTGCAGCGATGATCTGCGCCGCCCACCTCGCCCACCGTGAGCACCGCCCCACCGACGTCCGCGGCGCGATCATCGCGACCGCACTCGCCTGGACGTGGCCCCTCATCCTCCTCGCAGGCCTGACCTGGTACGCCCTCAACCGAAAGCGAATCCCATGAAGCTCACCATCCCCTCCGACGTCCTCGCCGACGCGGTCACCTGGACCGCCCGCACCATCCCGGCCCGCCCGCCGGCGCCCGTCCTCGCTGGCATCCTCCTGACCGCGGACGAGTCCACGCTCACCCTGTCCGCGTACGACTACGAGACGTCCAGCACCACGACGATCACCGCAGACGTCACCACGCCCGGAACGGTCCTCGTGTCCGGTCGGCTCCTCGCCGACATCGTCAAGGCCCTCCCCGGCAAGCCCGTCACCCTCGAACTCGACGGCGGCCTTACGATCCGCTGCGGTGCATCCCGCTTCCGGCTCCTCGCCATGCCGCACGACGAGTACCCGCCCCTGCCCGCAGCGCCCGAGAGCGCGGTCACGTTCGACGGCACCGCACTCGCTCACGCCATCACGCAAGTCGCTGTCGCAGCATCCCGCGACGACACCCTGCCCCTGCTCACATGCATCAAGGTAGAAGCCACCCCGGGGAAGGTCACGCTGCTCGCCACCGACCGCTACCGACTCGCCCTGCGCGAGCTCGACCACGACGGCGACCTCGAAGGTGAGTGGCTGCTGCGCGCCCGCACCCTGACCGACGTCACGAAGACCAACGCCGGCCCCGTCGGGTTCGCCACGTCGCGCCGTCTGGCAGCGTTCACCACAGGCGCACGCACACTCACGTCCCTGCAGGTCGACGGTGACTACCCGCCCGTCCGCGGCCTCTTCCCCGACGCCACCCCCACCACCGCGCGCGTCAACGTCGCCGACCTCACCGCCGCAGTCAAGCGGGTCGCTCTCGTCGCCGAACGCAACACCCCCGTCCGCCTCACCTTCGACGACGGCACCCTCACGCTCACCGCGGGTACCGGGGACGACGCCACCGCCACCGAAGAACTCAACGCAGCTCTCACCGGCGACCCGATCGCTGTCGCCTTCAACCCGACCTTCCTCATCGACGGCCTCACCGCCCTCGACACCCCCACCGTCGAACTCGGCTTCACCCACTCGAACAAGCCCGTCGTCTTCACCGGCGTGACCGCCGACGGCGACCTCGTCGACTCGTACCGGTACCTGCTCGTCCCCATCCGCTTCGCCGGCTGACTAGCCGAACACCGCATCCCACAACGCGAAGCCAGCGCCCAGGAGGAGCGAAGCCCAGGCGCGCAACTCCCACTGTGTGCGCCTCCACGCGCCACGCTCCCGAGGGCTCGCCGCAACAATCTTCCTCACCAGGCGGCGGTGCCGGACCCATCGAACGGGCCGCCACCACGGAACCTCAGCCCTAAGCTCGTCCACGGCGAGCGCATCGTCCATCCAACTCGCGGTAGCCAACGTGCGCAATGCCAACACCGCTTGCGCGCCAGTACCGAAGATCACGAGCAATGCTGCGAGAGCGGGGACCATGCGGAGACCCTAGCGGCAGGCGAGCCCCACGCCTGCCCCTCGCCGCGCCCATCCCCTGGTCCCTGCCTCGTCGCCATAGCCAGCTAGTGCGGTAGGTGCCGTGTGTCACCCTCCCCCGCTACCGTGCGAACCAAACGCACCCAACCAGGGGCGATCGGGAAAGGAACCACCGTGGATCTCGCCGCACTCACTTACACGGACCTGCGAAGGAAGGTGACGATCACACCCGACGCGACCGGAGAGCCCTTCACCGCGATCATCACACGCATCGTGTTTGAGGTCGACGGGCACTCCGAGAACGGCATCATCACGTTCGAGAGCGACAACGGGCCACTCGAACTCGACCGCTACAGCTCCGGCGACTACACCATCGAGTTCGCCGCCTGACACTCCACCCCGGACACTCCCCCCAATCCCACACCACGGGGCTGGGGGGAGTTCCGCATACTGTGACACGGAATCCTCATGAAGGCCATTCCGTGTCACAGAACCTCATGAAGGAGTCCGACGGTGGCGCAGCGGTGCACGGCGAAGGCGAAGAGCACGGGCGTGCAGTGCGCGCGGTATGCGATCGAGGGTGCTTCGACGTGTCGGGTGCATGGGTCGGGGTCGCGGAAGGCGAAGGCTGCTGCTGCTCGCAGGGTGGAGGAGGCGAAGGCTGCTGAGGCTGCGGAGCGTGCGGTGACGACGCTGGGCTTGTCGCGGGACGTGTCGCCGTCGGAGGCGCTGCTCGAGGAAGTCCGCTGGACTGCCGGGCATGTGGACTGGCTGCGTGACCGCGTCCGCGAGGTGGAGCGCGACGAGCTCGTGTGGGGCAAGGCGAAGTGGAAGCAGACGGACTCCGCGGACGGCCCGATCGAAGAGACCGTGGAGACTGCGGCGACGTCGGTCTGGTACGACCTGTATGAGAAGGAGCGCAAGCACCTCGTCGTCGTGTGCACCGCGGCGTTGCGTGCTGGTGTGGAGGAGCGTCGCGTGCGCCTGGCAGAGGCTCAGGGCGAGCAGGTTGCCGCGGTGATCAAGGCGATTCTGGGTGATCTGCAGTTGACGGCTGCGCAGCAGGAGCGCGTCGGCGAAGTCGTACCCCGCCGGCTCAGGCTGCTCGCAAGCGCCAACGGGTAGGCGACGGCGGCGGCTCTCGCCGTGCGGTGTCGACGAACAATCCAACTGCCCGATCGAACGCGGCTTCCAACGCACGCAGATCATCTATCGTGGTCGGCCAGTTCATGAGCCCAACGAAGTAGTCCATCCGAGCGCGCCAATAGTCCTCGTAGCAAGCCACGGTGTTTCGAGCTGCCGAGTAGCGCAGGTACATACTCATGGACACCCCTGATGCGACCTTGTCGGCCAGGGGCCGCCAATCATCCTGGAACGCGCTTGGGTCCACAGATTCCTGCTTGCGCATCTCCTCGTAGGCGAGGCGCACGCCCAGCATATGGCGGAGCGTGTCGCGATCCGCACTCATCCCCGCGATGCAGTCCTTGACCATCTCGCGATGTAACGCCACCCTCTCCCTCCGATCAGCCGCCCGCCCCTCGAGGCTCTTCGAGACAAGTAGGGCAAGGGGAGCGAACGAAGCAACGATCGCGGTCGTCCAATCAGTCATGCCGCCCATCGTGGCAGGCCAACCGGCACGCCGATACCCTCCCCGGCACGATCCACCCATGACCGTGGAGCGCGTGTGACCGTCGACTGGGCGGAGCATGCCGCACGCCTGTTCGAGCCCGCACCGCCCCCGCGCTGGGGCACCCCCGGCGACCTCGCGGCCTTCCTCGACCCCAAGACCAGGCAAACCCCCGCACTCGACGTCATCGACGCTGCACTCGTCCGCGCCTTCAACACCCCCGACTCCCGCCTCGTCATCTCCATGCCCCCACAGGAAGGCAAGAGCCAACGCGCGTCACGCCGCTTCCCGCTCTGGGCGCTCACGCAGAACCCTGATCTGCGCATCGCTGTTGCCTCCTATGAAGCGAACATCGCCCGACGGTGGGGCCGCGCCATCCGCGACGACATCACCCAACACACCCGGGATCTGAACCTGTCGGTGCGCGCCGACCTGTCCGCACAGCACGAGTGGCAGCTCGACCAGCACGACGGCGGCGTCTTCACCGCCGGCGTCGGCGGCGCCATGACCGGCCGGCCCGTCGACCTCCTCCTCATCGACGACCCCGTCAAGGACCGCGAACAAGCCGACTCCCCCACGTTCCGAGAGAAGGTGTGGGACTGGTGGACCGACACCGCATCCACGCGCCTCGCCCCCGGCGCACCCGTCATCCTCATCCTCACCCGCTGGCACGAAGATGATCTCGCCGGTCGCCTCCTCGCCTCCGAAGACGGGGCCCGCTGGGACGTCGTGTCCATCCCCGCCCAGTGCGACGACCCCGACACGGACCAGCTCGGCCGCGCGGCCGGAGAGTTCATGGTGTCCGCTCGAGGCCGCAACCGTGCGCAGTGGGAGGCGATCAAGCGCAACGCCCCCACTCGCACGTGGGCTGCGCTCTACCAGCAGCGCCCCACCCCCGCCGAAGGCGCAGTCTGGAAGTCACCGTGGATCGAGTCCAACCGCGGCAAGACCGGCGACATCCACCACGACCTGCAACGCATCACCGTCGCCGTCGACCCCGCCGCCACCTCCAAGAAGTCCTCCGACATGACAGGCATCGTCGTCACCGGCATGGACTCCCAACGCCGCGGTTGGGTCCTCGACGACCGCACCCTGCGCGGCTCACCCATCGAATGGGGCTGCGCTGTATGGGATGCCGTCCTCGACTGGAACGCCACCGACGTCGTCGTCGAAGACAACCAGGGCGGAGAGATGGTCCTCGAGGTCCTCAACGCTGCGTGGCGGGTCGTGACCGAGCGCAGGAACACGCGCCGCCTGATGCCACGCATCCAACGCGTGCACGCCGTCCAGTCGAAGCGCACCCGCGCGGAGGCGATCGCAGCCCTCTACGAGACCGGGCACGTGAAGCACGCCGCCGACGGCACCGACCGGCTCGCGAAGCTCGAGGATCAGATGCTCACGTGGACGGGTGAGGGCGCGTCACCGGACCGTGTGGACGCGCTCGTGCACGGGTTGACAGTGTTGTTCCAGCCGCATCACACGAAGGCCAACCCCGCGAGGAAGGCGGGCGCGGGTCGCTGGGGGGGTATGCGCGGCCGGTGATGTCAGTCGCCCCTGTCACACTGCGCACATGACGGAGAAGTCTGCCCCCGAATCGAAGTCCTTGGCCAAGGCTTACCTTGACCTCACCGGCATAGCCCCCGCTCGCGACGCGCTCAGGAGGCAGGGGCGTCTGCTCGCGGAGATCATGGAGAGCGCCAAGATCAGGACGCCGGATCTTTCCCGCCTCGACTCCCTAATGCCGCCAGGCGAAGTGGCCTATCTTGCGGCGCCGCCGCGTCCACTTCCCCCGCCCGTCAAGCCGGATCGCACGTCAGAACTGATTGAGAACCAGGGACGAACCAACGAACTCCTCGCCGAGCAGAACGAGCACCTCGCGTCGCAGGTCGGGATCTTGTCCGAACAGGTTGAAGTCCAGCGCGCCGCAGCCGAGTCGGCAAGGAAGGACACCAGAACAGCGCTAGGTGTCGCGATTGGGTTTGGCATTCTCGGTGCCGTTGTCGGTGTCGTATCGATCATCGCAACTGTGCTCGCCGCTGGCTGACACCCCCACCGGCATTCTCGCGTCATTCACCATGACGCGACGGAGGCCACCCGGTGCAGCCCTACCTGAACGACCAGTACGCGCCCCTCGCGCACATCCCCGAACTCCGCGGCGACCAAACCCTCCCCGGCCGCACCTGGCTCGACCAGACCGACCGGCGACGCCTCAACGCGTACGGGGTCCTCGGTGCTTACCGCACCAACACGCGCCGCTTCCACCTCCCTGAGAGCGTCTGGCAGGCCGGAGCCGAGACTGAAGCTGGCGGGAAGAACGTCCGCGAGTACGGCGACCCCTCACTCCTGGTAGACACGGCTCGCGCCCTCCTCCTCGGTGATGAGCAGACCGTCACCCTCGACGAGGGTGCACCCGAGAACACCGTCGACTGGCTCTCCGCATGGGCCGACAGCGAGCGGCTCACGCAGAAACTCCTCGAAGGCGAAGAGCACGCGATCGGCGACGGTGACGCCGTGTACGTCCTCGGCTGGTCCCCCACCAAGGGCCGCCCCCGCCTCCGCGTGTTCGATCCCGGCTTCTACTTCCCCGACACCGAGAACCGCGCACGCGTCACAGGGTGGGACGACGACGAATACCCCGCCACCGTCCACCTCGCCTGGGAATGGCGAGACGACGACGGCACCACCTGGATCCGCCGGCACACGTGGCAGCTGCGCAAGACCGAGGCCCCGTGGTCGCCGCCCTACGGTGGCACCGCCGACTGGGTGTGCCTGTATCGCGTCGTCGACTACGACACCGCGGACCTCCTATCGGACGTGACCGTGCACTCCCCCGACCTCGCACGCAAGGCCGGCACACGCCCCGTCACCACCCCGTCCGAAGGCCTCACGGACGGGTGGATGAACCTCGGCATCGACTTCATCCCCGTCGTGCACGTCCCCAACGACCCCGCCACCACGCGCACGTTCGGCCGGTCACTGCTGCTGCGGATCGCGCAGATCCTCGACGACCTCGCATCCACGGACACCGACCTCGCTGCCGCCTCGCAGGCCGCGAACCCGAACATGGTCCTCACCGGCGTCTCCTCCCCGGAGACCATCCCGGTCGGTGGGAGCCTCGGCCTGCCCGAGAACGCCAAGGCCACGTTCGTGGACACGTCGAAGAACCTCACTGCCCTCACCGGGCACGTCGACACCCTCCTCGACCGTCTCGCAGTCAACGCACGCCTCGCCCAAGCGCTCCTCGGCCGCATCCAGCCGAACGACGTCCCATCCGGGTACGCGCTCGAGCTGGGCTTCGCGCCAGCGAAGAACCTCCTGCGGGAGATGCGCACCGTCCGCGACGAGAAGTACCCGCTCATCCTGAAGTTCGCGATGCGTCTCGCCCAGGTCGGCGGCGTCCTGCCTGCTGGGGAGCTGCCGGGCGCGACCATCGAGCTCGGCTCCGCTCTCCCTGCCGACCTGCCGGCCGCGATCGCCACCGTGAAGGATCTGCTGCCGATCCAGGCGATCTCGACGGCGACGGCGGTGCGGATTCTGCAGACTGCGGGCCTGCCGATCGAGGACGCGGTCGCGGAGGTGGAGGCGATCCGCAACGAGTCGTTCGAACAGGCGTACAACCTGGTGCGTGCGACAGGGGACCTTGGTGCGGCGCGGAAGATGCTGGGCCTCACGCCGATCGAGACCGCAGCGGTCACGACTGCTGACCCCGCAACCACCGACGACGGCGCGTAGCAGTGGGTGCGCGCCTCATCCGCATCTCGTCACGTGCGCTCGGCAACCGCCAGGTCGTGCGCGTGTGGATCTACGACACGCTCGACGAGATGCGCGCCGCCTGCACGCGGTTCAACGGCTCCGACATGTCCGACGCCGTGGGCGCCACGCAGGCCCGCGTCAACAACGACTACACCGCCGTGAGGCCCATCGTCCGCCTCGCACGAGACTGGCTGGGAAGTCAGGTCGTCTCGCACGAGCTGCACCACGCCGTCACCGCGATCTGGGGCGCACACGTCCGCGCAGCCGACAGCGACCCGGACCTGCATCACCACAACGAGCCGTTCGCACACCTGTACTCCGACATGTTCTCCGCACTCGCCAAGGCCATGTTCCGGCACGGCTACTGGTGACACCCCTGCCGTGACGCTTCACCCGACCAGCACACCCGACTCGAAGGACTCGTGATGCGCAAGAACCCCCGACTCCGCTACGTCGAACCCGCCCTCGACGGCGCTATCCCCGGCGCAACTCCCGGCGCTGAGACCGCGAAGACGTTCACCCAGGACGACGTCACCGCCCTCGCCGCCAGCGAACGCGACCAGGGCAAGCGTGCAGGCAAGGCCGCCGCCCAGGAGGAGTTCAACGCCGCGATCAAGGCTGCCGGCCTCCCTGACGGCACCGACCTGTCGGCCGTGCTCGAGGCTGCCAAGCGTGCGACCGCCGCCGACGAGGCCGCCAAGACGCAGGCGCAGCGCGAGCTCGAAGCCGCCGCGAAGGCCAAGGCTGACGCTGAGGCGTACCTCGCGACCGCAGCGAAGACGCTCCACGACGCGAAGGTCGAACGCGCCCTCGCCGGCGCAGTCAACGCCACCATCGCCGCCCGCGCCCTCGACGTCGCGGTGGGTGCTGACGACGACGCGATCAAGGCCGCGGTCGACAAGCTCAAGGCTGACGTCCCCGGTCTCTTCTCGACGACCACGGCCCCCGCGCCCGGCAGCGACCCCGGCAATCCGCCCGCCGCGAAGGACACCCGCCTGTCCGCCCGCGAAGAGGCAAAGGCCTGGGCCGAGCAGCGATACGGCAAGCGTTCCTAACCCCCTCATCCAGGTGGTGGCGCGGCAACACGGTCCCGGCAACGCGAGGCATCGCACATGGTTACCGCCGTGAAGGCCGCTTGGGGTGTTCCACGCCGGGTTCCTTTCCGCCCTGTAGCAGCGCGTCCTGCGCGCCACCACCGCATCACGACGTGTGACACCCCCTGCCGCACGATGCATCCGAAACCACGCGAGTGGACCGGACCGCGACGGACCCGCGGACACCCCACACGGGGTGCGCACCACCCCCATGACCACCCACCTCGGGAGCAGCAATGAGCATCGCACCGAAGACCACGACCATCACCGGTCCTGGCAACCCTGGCTGGCTCGGGTCCGCCCACGGCACCGACGCCACCCGCACCGTCACCCTCGACGCCTCGAAGTTCACGCCGGCGACGCACTACCCGGACGGCTTCATCCGTGGCGGCACGCCCGTCGCGAAGATCACGGCGACCGGCAAGTACGGCCCGTACACGCCCGCCGACTCCACGACGGGCCTCGGCACGCTCGTGGGCTTCGTCTACGGCGACTTCCCCGTCGACGGTCAGGCGAACGTCGTCGCGGCCGTCCTCGACCACGGCAAGGTCCGTGAGGCCCGCCTGCCCATCGCCATCGACGCGGACGGCAAGACCGACGTCGCCGGCCGCATCCAGTTCGTCTGAGGAGGACGACCATGCCCAACATTCTCGAGCTCGTCACCCCGGCCGCTCTGACCTTCGCTGCACGCGAGGTCCCTGAGCCGGTCGAGAACAGCCTTGCCAGCGTCCTCCCCGACCGGGAGATCGACGGCATCACCACGCGCACCGTCCGCGGTACGCGCAAGCGCTTCAAGGCGCAGTACCGGTCGTACAACGCCGAGGCGCCGATCGGGTCGCGTGGCGGCTCGGCCGTGGTCCAGGAGATCACGCTCCCCGCCCTGTCGGAGAAGCTGCCGATCGACGAGAAGTCGATCCACCTCCTGGCGCAGGGCGTCTCGGACGTGCAGATCGCCGGGCTGCGCGAGCAGATCTTCGACGACGTCGACAACCTCACGGTCTCCGTGCGCAACCGCGTCGAGGAGGCCCGCGGCCAGTTCCTGTCGACCGGCAAGATCACGCTCTCCGAGAACGGCGTCACGGACGAGGCCGACTTCGGCCTCCCCGGGACGCACAGGGCCACCGCGCCGACCCTCTGGGGCGCTGCTGGCGCGCAGCCGCTGACGAACGAGAAGGCGTGGGCGAAGATCGTCCGCCAGGACTCGCTCGTCCGCCCCACGCGCGCCACGACATCCGAGGCCGTCCTGGACGTCCTCGCGAAGTCCGAGCAGTACCGTGTCGCGTTCTGGCAGCGTGACGAGGCATACGCGCCCACACTGAGCCTGGAACAGGTGAACCAGGTGCGTGCCGCCAACGGCCTGCCGCCGCTGAACATCTACGACGGTGAGGTGCCGAACACCGCCGGCACGTCGACGCAGCGGGTGCTCGCGGAGAACCTGTTCATCCTCACCACGGACACCGTCGGTGAGACGCAGTGGGGCACCACCGCGGAGGCGCTCGAGCTCGTGAACTCCAACGCGGTCGACTTCGCGGCGAAGGACGCGCCCGGCCTCACGGTCGTGCAGTACCGGACGCAGGACCCGGTCGCTGTGTGGACCAAGGTGTCCTCGGTCGTCATGCCCGTCGCGGGTGACATCAACGGTCTGTTCGTCGGGACCGTCCTGGCGTGATCTGACGGAGGGGCGGCACCCCCCGGTGCCGCCCCTCCTCCCCGTCTCTGAGGAGGGACATGATGGCGAAGATTCGTGACGACTACGAGGGCGTCGTGTACGTGGACGGGCTGACACTCGAGGCGGGCGACAAGATCCCGGCTGGTGTGCGCGTGGGCGGGCACCTGACGGACTCGGGTAAGGATGTCGGCCCGGAGCCAGACCGGAAGACCACGCCGGCCGTGGCACCCGCGGAGGTGCAGGACCCTCTCAACGATGCTGACGCGGCTCTGGCGGCTGAGCTCGGTGTGGAGGGCAGTCCGGACTTCGTGCGGGGCTTCCTGGCCGGGGTCGCGTCGGTGTCGGGTGCCCCGGAGGGCGAGCCCACCGAGGGCGGCGAGCCGGACGGCCTGTTCGACCCGTCCGAGGTGAACGCGCCCGAGGTGCACGAGTACCTCAAGGACAACCCGGGCGACGTGGCGCGTGTGATCTCGCTCGAGCGTGCTGGGCGTAACCGGAAGGGCATCGTGGACGCGTACCCGGACGACCCAGCCTGACCGCCTGAAACCTATGGCCTCACCCTCACCCGGGGGTGGGGCCATAGGTTTGCCCGTGACACCCCCGGTCCGATGATGAGCCCCGAACCTGGGAGGTGGAAGCCGTGGCTGTACTCGGCCGTGAAGCGCTCGTCGAGTGCGACATCATCGTGACGCAAGGCGCCGACAACGCCTACGCGTTCCGCTACTCCACCCGCACCGGCGACACCACCACCCCCGTCGACCTCACCGGATGGACTGCACGCGCGCAGCTGCGCCGCACATGGGGCGGTGAGCTCTGGCTTTCTGCCCCCGATCAGGCGGCGATCACCCTCACCTCGACTGGCGACGTCGTCCTCGCAATCGACGCAGCCACCACCGAGGACCCCGCCTGGAACAGCCGGTCGAAGATCGCCGACGGCGAGCCCCAGGCGCGAGGCGTGTGGGACCTCGAGCTCATCAACCCCGACGGTCGGGTGACGCGACTCGTGCAGGGCACAGTCACCGTGTCCCCTGACGTGACCCGGGAGGCGTGATGAGTCACGAGATCGTAGAAGTGATCGAGCAGCCCGTGATCGTCGTCGAGGTCGCTGAGGCTGTTGGCGCTCGGGGACCGAAGGGCGACCCGGGCCGTGACGGTGTGGACGGTGCGCCGGGTGAGCGTGGCCCCGCCGGGGTGGACGGCGCGCCCGGTCCTCCTGGCGAGCGCGGGCCTGCAGGTGAACGCGGCCCGGCCGGCGAACCGGCCCCGACCGTGCTGTCGCGGGTAACCGAGGAGAACCGCTA